TCGCTTACACCGGTGGCGCGATGCGTCTTGGTGGCTGGCCATATCCCGTAGTCGTTGACTTAGCGGGCATGCGAGTTACTCGCAAGTCTCGCCCCATTCTCAAGGACCACGATCGCGCCAGTATCGTTGGTCACACCGACGACATCATGGTCGGCGATTCGCGGCTCGAGGTTGCTGGGGTGATCTCAGGCGTGGGCAATACCGCGCAAGAAGTCATCGCTACCAGCGAGAACGGTTTCCCTTGGCAAGCATCGCTCGGCGCGAACGCCGACAAAGTTGTCTTCATTCCTGAAGGCAAGACTGCAACCGCCAATAGTCGCGAGTTCAAAGGCCCTGTTTACATCGCTCGCAAGTCAACGCTGGGTGAAGTCTCGTTCGTGGCCCTTGGTGCCGACGATGACACCGAGGCTCGCATCGCAGCTGGTCAGCCTAGCGATGACGAGGACCTCGACAGCGAACAGCCGGGTGACGACACCACCGAGTCCGATGATTCGGAGCTCGACCCGGTGAACGCCAGCTTGGATATGGGCAGCAAGCCAAAGCGTCCTGTCACGAGTGCAGTCGTTTCGAAGATGCGTATCGAAGCCGCTGCTGAATCCAAGCGTATCGCCGGCATTCGCAAAGTGTGTGCTGGCAAGCATCCAGAGATCGAAGCTCGCGCCCTTGAAGAAGGCTGGAGCGTTACCAAAACGGAGTTGGCAGTGCTGCGAATCGAACGACCCAAGGCTCCTGATCAACAGGCAAGCCAACCGATGTATCGTCGCGAAGTCCTCGAGGCAGCGTGCTGTCTGTCGGTGGGTCTTGATGAAACGAAGTTGCTCAAGGCCTACGGAGAGCGGACGCTCAACGCCGCCGACCCGCTGCGACATATCGGCTTGCGTGAACTCGTCGCCGAGTGCGCGCGGCTCGAAGGCTTCGACGTTCCGCGCGTCTTCGGCGATGGAACGGCAACGATTCGTGCCGGATTTTCGACGATGTCGCTTCCTGGCATCCTCGAGAACGTCATGAATAAGACGCTCCTGTCTGCCTACGAGTCGACGCCGATCGCAGCGTTTGATTTGTGCAGCATCGGAACTGTGAGCGACTTCAAGGAGATCTCTCGTTATCGACTGCTCGGTACCGGTGGCTTCGAAAAGGTCGCGCCCGATGGCGAGCTGAAGCATGGCAAGCTTTCCGACCAAAAGTACAGCAACAAGGCTGATACTTATGGCCAGATCCTTGCGTTGACGCGTCACGACATCATCAATGATGACCTCAACGCATTCATGGACATCCCGCGTCAAATGGGTCGCAGCGGAGCCGAGTCGATCGACGACCTGTTCTTCACGCTGCTGCTCAAGAACACCGCGTTCTTCTCCTCAGCCAATGGCAACTTGCTGCAAGGTCCCGATACCAAGTTCGGTCCCGAGTCGCTGACCGTTGCCAAGACGACGTTCCGCAAGCAGAAGGTTGGGCCAGGTAACAAGGCCAAGGACCAAAAGCCCATCAACATTCGGCCGGAGTTCTTGGTCGTTCCCGTCGAGATCGAAACTGATGCGGAACTGCTGATGGGATCGGCGCAGCTCATGATGGATGCCCAGGGAACGCCGACCAAGATTCCGGTCGACAACCCTCACCGCAACAAGTACCGCGTCATTTCAACGCCGCATTTGTCGGATAGCTACTACCAGGGAGCCAGCGGCTCGGCTTGGTATCTGTTCGCAAATCCGAATGTGCTGCCCGCGTTTGAAATCGTGTTCCTCAATGGTCGCCGCACGCCTGTCATCGAACGCGTTGAGATGCCGGCCAACACGCTTGGCATGGGCTTCCGTTCTTACATCGACTTCGGTGTGAACTCGCAAGACCCACGCGCCGCAGTGAAGGTCACGGGCGAGTAAGCCTCGTCTCCGGACCGTTCTGAAACCAACCATTCTTTGTCCTCAAGGATTCCATAATCCATGCAAGCTCAATTTGTTCATGACGGTAAGGCCGTCGATTTTACTCCCACCGTTGATGTCGCGGTTGGATCAATCGTGATCCAAGGCGACTTAGTGGGAATCACCAAACGCGACATCAAGGCCGGCTCGCTTGGCTCGATCGCCGTGGAAGGCGTCTTTGACATTCCCAAAGACCCGGCGCTGGCTGTTGAGTTCGAAGCGGGCACCAAGGTCTACGTCGACGAAGACGGAGCCGTGGTCGCTGACGATGTTGGCACCACCTATCTCGGCAAAGTCGTCAATGACGCTGCCGCCACTGATTCCTTCGTTCGCGTTCGCCTGAGCCAGTGATGAGACGCCGTGAGCAACAACGCACAAATCATAAACATTGGAGCGATCCACGTTGCTGACGGCACGACCGTCGACTTCGTACCTGAGGTTGATGTGCCTGCAGGTTCGATCGTCGTCGTGGGAAAGCTTGTGGGCATCGCCAAGTTTGGGATTGGTGCGGGCTCACGAGGCAGCATCACGGTTCGCGGCGTCTTCGATGTCGTAAAAGACCCAACCACCAACATTCCCGCTGGAACGATCCTTTACTGGTCGCAGATCAGCTGGCATGTGGTCAAGAACGCATATGCCCATTCAATGATCGGCAAAGCCATTGAAGCCGCGCCGCCAGGCACACTCACAGTCCGTTTACGTTTGAGTCAATAGATGATGGCATCAATCGCAAAAGTAACAATCGATCGAGCTCGCGCAACGCAGTCCTTGCGGATGGCCAATGGTCTAGTCAGCCAATGGCTCTCGGTGGGCGAGTTCCGAAGCTGCTTTTGCGTGGCAAGCCAGTCAGTTCCATCGGCATGGATCATCGAAGGTCGTTTACCCAACGGCGATAACGTTCAACTTGCCAGTTATGAAACCGACTTGTTTGATCCGGCCAACCCACGCTACGTCACGATGAAGGCCATGTGTGGGCTGCCAATTCGATTCGTTGCGTCAACACCTCAAACGAACGCGCGATTGTGGGTGGTATTCAAAAGTTAGCGACGACTACCGCTGGCCCGCACCAGGGGCACGAGTTGGGCCTCGGCTCTCCAAACGATCCTTGCGTTTGCGGTCCAGCGTTATTCGTCACCATCAATAGTTTCAGAAACGAGCTCAATATGATTCATAAACAATTGATTGCAGCCTGTGCTTTGATGCTGCTCGTATTGGCTGGCTGCGATTCGGGCGTCGTCAACGTTCGTGCCTTACCAACACCTGAGCCGGAGCAACCGCCAGCGAACCTGCCAGTGCAATTGCATCAGCGCAATTGGACTGGTTCGCTTGGTCAAGGGAGCTGCGTTCATGCCTCGCTCGTGAACCATCTGCGTTGGCTCAACAGATTCGAGCTTGGCGAACGCTGGCGCACGACCTATGCCGACGGCGAATGGGACTCACGTCTTCGTGATCGCCTCGATGCGGCTGGCATCGACTACAGCTACACGCTCAAAGCCGATCCCCGCTTCCTGGATTGGGCCAGCGCAACCAGGCGAGGAGCGATCCTCTGGTGGAAGCCGGCGCATTGCTGCACGTTCGTCGGTTGGATCGAGCGCGATGGGAAGCAATACGCAGCGATTCTTGACAACAACTATCCGGGGCGATTCGAACTCACGCCTCGTGAACAGTTCATCCGCTTATGGGCAGGCTACGGAGGCTTTGCCCTAACCGTTCTCAATGATCCAAGCAGTTCACTGCCTTACCAAAGTTATGAGGTTCTGTAATCACCATGATCAACGATACGATTCGAATTCGCTTAAGTTTAGGCCTGATCGTGGTGGCAATCGTCCACGCGATTCTCCTGGGTGTTGTCTTCACTGCGCTCCATAACAAGCCATCGCAGCCGCAACCCGAGCAAAGCTGGACGGTACCCAACTATCGACCAACTTCGCCAAGTGTTGGAACGATTGAGAAGTTGCAAGAGCCTCAGTCGGTGAACTTGCAGGCCCAGGGAGAGATCAAGCAACAGATCCGCAACTGTCCACCGAATTGCCTACCACAACGCGTCTATCCCGCGCCAGTGGTAGTTCAGCCCACAATCGTGCAACCGACCGTCGTAACGCCAACCGTGACACCCACAGTGGCCAAACCAGTACCTGCCGCGCCGAACTTTGTGGACACTCAAAAGCCAACACAAGAGCCACTGGTTGTTACGCCGATCTCCACCCCTGCTTCTCCTCCACCGAAGAAGAGCTACCAGATCGCCCTTTTCGTTAACGCCGACGCAACCAGTCAGCGACTTCAAGCGTGGTTCACGCAGAACAAGCAACTCGTGGCGCTCAAAGAAAGCTGTGAATTTCAGGTCTACACGGCAACCAATGCGATTTACAAGACTCGCTACTCCGAGATTGTGCCTGCCGAACAGTTCCCTGTGGTCCTTTTCCAAGATGCGACTGGCGGACACATCCATGCCGCAGGTCGATCGATGATTCCAAGTACCGCAGAGGAACTCTATTCGGACCTCCGTCACGGCTACTTGCTTTACAAGCAAGCCAAGCAGGCACAGAAGACCGGAGCGGTCAAAACCAAAGGTTACTCCTGGGACGATGCGATCACCCCAACGCTCTATCTATCGGCAGAGGATTGTCCGGATGGCTACTGCCCGACGCCACCCTCTGAGGATCGTCGGCCTCTGGATCGAGTCCGCGATTTATTCGATGGGGCCAAAGACACTCGCAATGCACTGATGTGGCTTTCAGCCGGTGAGATCGCAACTGTCGCGCTCATTGGAATTGCAGCCGTTTTGCTGGTCTTCATTTTGATCAAACGCGGCATTAGCTGAGCGTTGCCCTTACCCAATCCATCTTCCAAGTGAGGTTCTAGACAAACATGTTACTAACCATCGCCATCATTTTGGTCATTGTCCTTCTTGCAGTCGCTCTCCTTCCCATGAAGAAACGTGAACCAGAGCAACTCAAGCAAGCTTCGCCGGTTGCTTTCCTAACCCCAGAGCCGGCACAACCAGTTCGCCAAACAACGCTTCGTCAACAACAGCTCGACGAAGAGGCGACCGCTGTCGCTTCCGAGTATCAGCGCCGCGCTGATGCGGTTTGGCTCGATGAAGTGCGTGGCAAGGCATCGAAGCTGCTTAGTGGGGAACAACGATGATCGGCTGGCTCCTGTTTTATCTCGTGTCGTTAACACTGTCGTTTGTAGTTGGAACGATTACTGGGTTCTATCTGCGATCAGCAGCCGATCCGGCTCGGGTTGGAACTGCTGCGATTGGCTCAATCACTGGCCTTTTGTTGCGGCTATTCCCAATAAAAAAGGAAGAGTCATGACCGACATGCTGCAAAAGGGCCAGGAGTGGCTTGCCTCAAAACTCACGCAGCATGCGTCTCGCCAAGTTGTGTATCGCCGAGGAGAGCTCGGAGCCACCATCCAAGCAACCATCGGCAAATCGATGTACGACCAAGATGATGGCGAAGGCATCGTCACCCGCAGCCAGGTTCGTGATTTCCTCATCGATACCTATGCACTGCTTTCGTCGATCATCGGCACGTTGCCACGCCGCGGTGACACGATTGTTGAGATCGATGGCGACCACACCTTCATTTTTGAAGTGATGGCCCTCGGTGGCGATCCACCTTGGCGCTACAGCGATCCATTTCGTTTGAAACTCCGCATCCACACCAAACAGATCGAATCCCATCCGTCATGACGACCGTTTTACAAGTTGCCGATAGTGTCACCGCCCAGCTCAACGCAGCTGAGTTCGATTTTGAATTCGTTGCCGAGCGGATGTACGTTCCCAACTTCGACCTCGAAGACATGAAGGAACTCCGCGTAACTGTTGTCCCTCGCGATGTTGAGCTATTCCCTCATGACCGCGCACACAACAAGTACCACTGCCGAGTTGATGTAGCCGTACAAAAGAAGTTTTCGAAGGGAACCAATGAGGAGATCGATCCGCTGGTTGATCTTGTGGAAAAGATCGCCGACGAGTTTCGCTTGAAACGGCTCGATTCGTTTCAAGCTGCCAGGTGTATTAAGGCTGAGCATGCCGTTCTGTACTCCAGCGAACACTGGGAGCAGCTTCGTCAGTTTACAAGTTTGTTGACCTTAACCTTTGAACTGGCGCGATGATCAAGATCACGGTCCGAACTCAATTCGATAAGCAGAAGCTCAAGAAGAAGGCGGAAACAGCGACCTTCACTTCTCTGAGCGAAGCTGGCGGTGCAGTTCGAAAGACAGCCAAGCGGAGCATTCGGAAACGTAAAAAGGCATCGAAGCCTGGAAGCCCACCGAATACGCAGACAGGCATGCTCAAGCGAGTGATTCGCTACGACGTCACCAACAACCAAACCGTTGTCGCAATCGGTCCTGTGAACGAGATCGCTGGACGTATTTGGAACTTGCATGAATTCGGTGGCGTGGCAACGAAGCGTCGCAAGCTCAAGCCTCATCGATTCAAGGTCGGCGAGCACGGTCCGATCCGCGCCATGCAACACGGAAGCAAGACCAAGTTTGCGCGGATTGAACTGCGAACCGGAGCTCAGGCAAATCGAGCGACACGCTTGATTGCTGAGGAGAACGAGCGACGCAGTGACAACAAGCCTCGCCATTATCCCAAGCGACCATTCATGAAGCCGGCACTGGAAGCCAATCGGAGTCGGCTCCCCACGTTCTGGGCCAACTCAGTCAAGTAAACGTTAGTCAAAAGGAATCATTCACAATGCCAGAAGTCAAACTTGGTCTCGAAGCCGTCCTTACTATCGACGGAGCGGAGATCACCAACGTCAAGGATTTGACCGTCAGCCTCGAGAAGGCCGAAGCCGATGCCAGTACTCGTGCCAATAACGGCTGGCGTGCCACTGTGGGAACGCTCAAAGATGCGTCCATTGAGTTCACAGTGCTCAACAAAGAAGGTGACTCGGCCTTCGGACTGCTTCAAGGTCTTTGGAGCAGCGGCGATCCTTGTGATGTCGGCATCAGCGACGCTGGTGGAACGCTCACACTGACCTGCGAAGTGATGAACTTCAATGTCAATCAAAACCTGGAAGAGGTCATCTCCGCTGACGTGACTCTCAAGCCGACGCAGTCGAGTTCCGGTGGTGGCATGAATGTGGGACCTGGCTTGGCTGGTCCTTGATCGCTGCCGTTGTCATTGGTTTAGAGGATTTGTAACTCACAGGGAGGCATCATGCAGAAGTTCGTTGACCGCGCCGGTCGCATTTGGATTGTGGATATCGACAACACGACGCTGCGCCGCGTGAAGACTCTCACCGGAGTGCATCTGCTGGAGGCGATCGACGGCGATTTGATCACGCGACTCTCAACTGATCCGTTGCTCTTGGGCGATGTGCTTTATGCAATCTGCAAACCGCAAGCAGATCAGCAGCAGATCACGGACGAGGCTTTCGGTGAAGGTCTGGCTGGCAACTCGATCGACGATGCAACCGGTGCACTCCTCGAAGCACTGATCAAT